GGTTATCTCCAGTCGGTCGCCTTGTATGGTCAAATCTCCAAAACAACGCCGCCCCCTTGCGTCCACGATTTCCGGCCTATTGATGTGGCAAAGTTTCCCGGTGCCTTCGCCTAATAGCGTTTCCTTTGTATAAACGGGATATATGTCAAGGGGAAAATAGAAAAAAAATACTATTCAAAGCCTATATCATTTTGTGTGTAAATAGCTGGATGCCATTAGAATGAAAACAGTTCCTTACAAAACTCAATAGGGCACCTGAATTTTTGAAACAAACGCATCAAATGTAAAAATAATACAAATTTTTCGCATTTTGAATCACCCCGAGCGCACCATCACATCCCGCAAAGCCTTGTTTATACGCGTCTGGTAGCCCTTTCCCCCTGCCTTGAACCATGCCAGCACGTCCGCATCCACTTTTATGGAAAGGGACACCTTCACAGGCTCCACTTTCCAGTATTCGGGATGGGCTGGCTTCATTCGGGCAATTTTCTCTGCTGTAAGTTTGGGGCTATCTTCACCGTAGGCAATAGGAAAGTTTTTTATCTCCTGTATCCGCTCAAGACTTAGCTTTTTTGAAGTAATCATCGTATTCCTCCTGTTCCTCGCTATCTGCCTGACGCGCGGAGATGATTCTCGTCCGCCCGCGCAGGGTATAAAAGACGATTATGCACAGAATACCGTTAAGGCATCCCATGCCGTAATACCTGTCCTCGTTTTCCGAGTGCTTCAAGTCATATCCTTCCAGAAAAGCAGGGTCGTCAAAGATTTCCAGAATCTCATCGAATGAAAACCCGTGCTCCTTTTTGTTTAGGTGATCCTTGTTTTCATCCCACTCAAAACGGCCGTCTTCGCTGATTATTGTCCTGCCCATATCTATGTTCAAGTATAGCCATGCTGGTATATACTGTCAAGGGGATACTAAAACAGATCGTTCAATTCGCATTTCCCATTCGATTCTGTACCATAGTAGCAAGTAATCCCCGCCAAGACAAACTCCACACAAGGCACCGCAACACTGTTCCCCAAAGCCTTGTAGCGTTGCGTGTCCGAAATCCCTTCGCCGTTAGCACCCCAAGCCGTCCAATCATCCGGAAAGCCCTGTATCCGTTCACATTCCGTGGGGGTTAGTCTGCGCAATCCAAAACTTCGCGCCAGATAAGCGACAATCGTTTCGCTACCACCGCCCAAGTCCCCACCGTTTGCTTTAAGCGTTCCCACGCCTTCCGCATACTGCCCAAAGCTGGTGGCCGTGTAGGTGCAGACAACCGGCAGATTGCCGTGGGTTTCAGCCCGCAAGGTCGGCGCAATGTCCGAGCTTTCCACATTGATGCTGTCGCCGCCTTGGTCGTTCAGGACAATCAGGCCGTGCAGGTCTTGACCCCCGCCCGCTCCTCCAGTGCCAGCCGTAACATAAGCGGAAGCACCTTCCCACGCCCCGCCGCCCGCCGCAGTATCCCGACACAGGCTTTCGGGCTTAAAAAGTATTTCGCCGGCACGTTCGCCAGCAAAGTCCGCGACAAGAAAGACGCGACGCCTACGCTGGGGCACTCCCCAGTATTGGGCATCCAAAACGCGCCAAGCCAGCGATTGGCCTTCTCCCACGACCGCCCCGGCGTTAGGCCACTTCTTAGGTCTAGCAACAGAAAATCCCGGCTGGGCGATGCGGGTGATTTCCTCCGCGACGGTGCGGAAGTCCTCGCCTTTGTTGCTGGTAAAGGCTCCGGGTACGTTTTCCCAAACAGCGAAAGTTGGGTATGCCCCACCGGTCGCCTCCCTCATTTCCTTAATTATCCGCACGGCTTCAAGAAACAGGCCAGAACGCCAGCCGCCAAGTCCGGCTCTTTTGCCCGCGACGCTCAAATCTTGGCAGGGCGAGCCGAATGTAACAACGTCAACCGGCTCTATTTCCCTGCCGCAGATTTTGGTTATATCGCCCAAGTGCCGCATTTGGGGAAGGTGCCTTTTCGTTATGCTCATTGGCACTTCTTCGATTTCGCTTGCCCATACCGGCTTAATCCCCACCCGCAAAGCCGCGAGCGGGAAACCGCCGATACCGTCAAACAGGCTTCCCAGTGTCAGCACTTTTTACGCCTTGGTTTTAAGTATTACAATGTTTCCTTTCGGCCTTGTAACAAGAAAACCATCACGCTTTCTGAACCTCAAGAAAAGTTCCCCATACTCCATGCTTTCCGTTGTCTGGTCGAACCGCTTAATTTCCACGCCCTTTCTGTCGCCGTGCTGAATTCTACGGGGATTCATGAAAACTGCGAAAGGCTGGTCTGCCTTTATGTCGGCAATCTGCGGCAATATCGAAACTTCGTGGTAGGGGTAAAGGTCGAGTTTGCCGGGCATCGCATCGGTTGGCCGCCGCCATATCGGTCTGCCTGTAGTGTCCTCTATGTTGGCTATGTGGTTCAACACCGTTTCATTAAGGAACCAGCAACAATCTTTCCGTTCCTCCGCTGGTACTTTATACACAGCGTCCCGAAAGTCTTTCCAAGTCAAATCATTAATTGTCGCGCCAGTTATCGGCACTTCAATAGAGCCGTCCGCGTTCATAGCCCCGGTGAAAGGGTCGTCATCGGCAAGCAAACACTGGCGGTCGAACTCCTGCCCATACACTTCTACAAACTCATCAACGAACATCGCGCCAAGGTCTACAAATACATTTTCTTCGAACTCGTCAAACCAAGGTATATACCCGGCCAGCGTGTAGGCTTTAAGCTCCACACGTTCCGCGCCTTTTGGCTTACTGCCTTTTATTTGTTGACCGTAGGCGGTCAACCAGTGAAGCTCCACCCCGCCGCGTTCCCTAGTCGGTAGGAAAACGCTTGGCCCCATCATTGGGCGGTGCCGAACCAGTGGCATCATAACGGACTTTTTCGCCGCGTCTTGCATCAACTCGGTTTCATAAATCGGGTTTATCAAATACTGGTCGTTGGTCGCCATGTTCCCCATCGGCGTTCCCAACGGTGCTTTTACCTTCCAACCCTTACCCTCCCATGCCACATCCCGCGGGTTTGTCCAGTTGTCGGCTTTCAGGTTCGGACTAAAGGCCAGTTCCGCAAGCGTCTTGTGGTTACCCGCCCACGCCGCCACTATCCCCTTTCCAAGGTTGAAAAGCATCTCCCGCCGGGTCAATTCCTTGGGGTGCTTGGCTTGCGTTTTCAGTTCGTCCCGCAGTCCCTTCACCGTTCCTTCCAATGCCGCGATTAGCGTTGACTGGTTTCCGGTTACGGTTTCAAGGGCTTTCGCCATTTCCTCAAGAAGTATTTCCTTGTCACGGAAATACTCGGCGGCCTTGGCCGGGTCGGTAAAGCCGCACTCCTCAATCTTCTTCATGTCGGCAAGTTTCTTTTTGATTGCCAGCATTAGCTCGTCCATCTTTTACGCTCCTGTATTGCCGTTGATTATGTTTCCCCAAAACGTGGGAAACCCCAAATCCTTGAAAGTGTCTTGTTTTTCGCCCCCCGCCATTTTAGCCAAGGCGTAGGGGTTGGCCGGCACGTTGCAAATCGAAAACTCCAAAAGCTCCTGTTTGCGAAAAATCAGGCTCGTTTCGTCCCCATCCCTAGCCGGCGGTATCTCTATTTCGATAACCCGAAACCCAACCGAGCCGGCGCGAATTACCCCCGCTTTCACTCTTTCCCCAATCGACCAGCCGAAGGGGTCAAAGTCTTTTTCGTTGAACTTCACAATTCCATGCAAACCCTGCCCGTCAATCGCCAGTCCTTCAATCTTCCCAATCGCCGGTATGTCGTACCTGTGCGCCCATTCCACCACGGGGTTTTGCATATAGTTTTCATATTCCCAGCCCATAGGGTCTATGCGCTCGCCGTGCCGGTCAAGGTTGTATGTCGAAAGCGTCCAAGGGTAGCCGCTTTCAAATTCGCCGCCATCCGTCATGGCGAAAGGCACGGCGGCGATTAGTTCCACGTCCCCGGCCACCTTCTGAACGCCCTCAAACCCTTTTTTCACTCCCAGAAAATGCAACAGGCCATTTCGCGCCACCGTTACCGTTTCGCCGTTTTTCGTTCTCAAAATCATGCTGTCATCTCCTTCAACGGTTGCGGTTTAACCGTGTAACCCTTTGGGTAAAAATTCAGCTTGTCAATGTCAACAAGTCCGTTCTCAAACGCCGCGAGCATCAACTCCGGCGTGTTTCTCACGTTCAGCTTTTCGTATAAGCTGGCCTTGTGGTTGCAGACAGTCCTTCGGCTAACGTCAAGCGGTTGCGTCATTTCGTTGTCCGTAAACCCGCAACAGACAAGCTGCAAAACCTCCATTTCCCTTTCCGTTATGTCGCTTGCCGGTTTCGGTGCCTCCAGCCTCAAATCCAGCCTTTGCGTTACCCCTTCCGCGATATAGGTTCCCCCTTCCCACACGGTTTTAAGCCCCTTGGCGAATTCCTCCATGCCGTCCATCATGTTCACATAGCTGTTGACACCGTTCACGATAAAGTGCATTCCCAAGTCGTCCGGAAAGTCGTGTATGTTCACCGCCGCGACGTTCATCTGCGGTAGCCTTTTCATCATCTGGCGCATCATGTACGGCGTGGCTCTGGAGTAGAAGCCGCAACCGAACAAAAGAATATCCGGTTTGTATTCGGTAACTTGGGTAAAAAGCCCGTCCCTTTCCTTGTCGGTGAATAGGATTTCGCCATATCCCAACGCTTTAATGTATTTAGTCCAATCAGGAAAAAGTTTGACGTGTCTGCTCATTATCAAAGTTTTAGTCGCCATTGCCGTCCTCCGTTTCATGGTTTGGTTCGCGCACGGTTTCCAAATTCCTCGGCCTGTGCCAAACGTCCCCCCACGGTTTTGGCTGTAATCCTCTTTCAGTCAGTACATCGTTAATGGTCTTAATCCCGGCGGTTATCTCCGCTATGTCCCGTTTGCTCTGCGCATCCTCGCTTTCCTGTAGTTCCGGCACGTCAATCAAGTCAAAGACGCATCTTTCATCCAGCCCCAGCCGTATAAAGAAACAGCCCTCAAGTATCTGTTCGAACTGGCGCAGTATGGGTATCAGCGTGTATTTCCAAAAGGCTGAATGTTGTTCGGCGGTATCCTTGCCGGAAAGCGCGGTGCTTCTGTCGCTTATGTTCGCCACCCTTGGCGGTATTCCGTATTTCGCTAATATCGTGTATAGGTTCCACCTCTTTAGTTCAAAGAGTTTGACGACCTCTGGTGTAAAAGATAGCGGCTCAAAACTTGTCCCCTTACCCAGCACCGCAATCTTTCGCCCGGCTTTTACAGCACCATATTTGCTTTCCCATCGTCTTTCCAAGAGTTCCGCTTCTTCCGGCCTCAAGACCTGTTCAGTTTTCAGAACGCCTTGCGGTATCGCATTGTTCTTTAAAAGTTGCGAATTAGCGCGGTTCGCGTAATAGTCTTGCTCCAGTTCCAGCCCCAGCGATACAAGCGGGTTAACGCCCCGCACGGGATTCCAAGGGTTCCAGTCGCGAAAGTGGATTATTTCATCTTGCAGTATTGGCAAAAGTTCCGTGCCGGTTTGAAGGAACCACCGGCGCGGCTTGTCCCTAAAGCCCAAATCGATTTCACCGGTGAATTCCCCCTCATGCCTCATCCGTCTGGGGTCAAGAACGTAAATCTCTTTGGGTACCCCTCCGGCGTAGTCCGGCCCAAACCACCAAAACGCCTCACCTTCAAGAAACCACCACGCAGCTGTTTCCTTCCACAAGTCATAGCGGCTAAGTGTCGCGTTCGGTCTGTGGAACAGGTCGAAAACCGGCCCGCTTGTCATTTCCGCGCCGTTTTTCCTAATCGTGAAGTCGGCGCGGGCTATGTTCCTAATCAAAATATTTACCGCGATATTTACCCATGCATGATACAGGTACGAACCATCACCAAACGGTCTTTCAATGGCCGAGCCGAAACCGTCATCAAAATTCGGCCTTTCGCGTTCTTGTTCGCCGCCGCCATCGGGTGTTTTATCGGCGTTCTTTTTACCGGCCGCAAATATTTTGAAAATACTCATAACATCACAATCCCATGCTGAATGTCCGAAAAGACCGCATAGCGCAAAGCGTCCAAGTAATGGTCGTTTATCTTTATGATTTCCCCCGCCTCATTGCGGCAGTAGTCCCAAATCTCCGACAGAACGCCGTTGCAGGTCTCGCAAACAAAAAATTGCCCGCGTTCTATTTTCGCGTGAATAAAATCAATCCCGCTTTCCACCGAATTATTGGCCTTAACGCCGCCCT